AGCCTACCACACCCTGAAATAAATTCTTTCAGTCACTATATTTGTATTACATCATATAGTGAACAAAGAAAAAGAGCCTCTGTTTATGCTAAGGCTCTTTTCAGTTCTTCTGGAGATATTAATGTTCCGTTTTCTTCAGCTACAAGTCCTAATGACGTATAATACCCCCATTCCACTTTCTTAGTATTCTTATTTATCATATAGACAGTGTTATCATATCTATCATCCGTTTTTAGTTTAAACAAATAATAGCCATTCCAAACTCGTGCCCATGCAATTTCTTTTTTTAATAACTCTGATAGTGGAGTTCGATTTGTATCATATACATCAAAACTATAATTAATGTCTCTGATTTTTGTTTTTATTTCTCGTTCCATCAAAAGTTCCTCCTTTCATTAAAGTCATTGATTTTCTTGCGATTATTGTACAACTTTCTTAATTGCATCTGCGATAACTTCTGCATTATCTAATCTTGCTAAGGTAAGACCGCCATTAGTGTCTATTTTTTGATTCCACCAAATATCAATAAGTTTCTCATCGTTTATAGGCGATTTTACATCCTGTCCATCAAAGAATTTTACAACACCATCCTTAATAGACCAGTTAAATGCGTGACCGCCGCCGCCCTTAAACTGTACGTCACATACACCAGACGCATTTTGACCAAATCTGTTGATGAGCATTTCAGATGCATCTTTTGTAGACTTTCCAAATTTACCTGCCGAACCATCAAGAACTTTAGCTCCTTTAAAGCAATTCTCAATAACACCACCAAGATTCTGTGGCTTTCCACCGGTATCTCTTGCTATTACATCGTAACCAATAGAACGAAGATATGATGTTACACTACAATAGGTACAGTTATTATTATACAAGCTCTTCCCTCGATTAGGATTAGCATTCTTTATGGTGTCTGATATAGCTTCTTTTGAAGACATTTTCTTAAATCCAGAAGTTGTCTTTGTGGCAGATTTAGAAGCATTCATTAAATTGTCAATTTTTGCTTTATTTACATCTCCGGATTTTTTGCTGTTAAGAAACTCATCTACTTTCTTTTTGCCAGATTCAACATACTTATCAAGTTTTCCAGACTTTGCGAGCTTGTATCCACCATATGCAGCGAGTGCAGTGGCTGTTACAGCTATTCCAATTTTTATAGCTTTCTTCTGTTTATCAGACAGCCCCTTCTTATCAGTCTTGGAATCTTGACTATCATTAGTATGTTTTGATAATGAAGATTTGTCAAGACTTTTTCTCCAACCAGCTTTCTTTTCAGATGATGAATGATCTGAACTTCCAATCGGATATGGTGGACCATTCTTCTTTCCCCATCTCATACCTTTGATACCGTGGTGAGAAAGCGATGCATCTGATTTAGTCTGAGTTGCTGTTACCATCTTCCATCACCTCATGAATTTCAGCCATTGTTTTTAATCTCCACTCATATTCGTTTGCTTGGGTTTTATAGCATTCTAATACAGCAGAGCTTATAGGTGGGTCGAACAATAATCGAACCTTTAACACAACATAAGATTTTACAAGCTGATAAAACCTCATATCCTGTATAAAATCAGTCCATACTGCGGTTTTATCTTCAATCATAAATCCATTAGCCGAACCTACTCCAATCTGAGCCAAAATTGTAAATACGGAATTAATGTGTGTAATAATGTCCAAATCAAATGCGTCATACTCTTCTGACAAACCTAACATTTTTTTCACAGATGTTAATATACTGTCGTTCATTCTCTCTGCTGCCATATGGTCACTCCTTTTCAGAATAAGTAACCTGAATGAAATCAGCCATACAATAGCCATCTCCTGCTTCGGTATGGACAGCATAGAAGCCATTAATAACTTCATCATTATCAAGTTCTATTATTGTACCAACAGGGATTGTTGTTACAACATCCGATTCTTTAGTTGGTTCTTTTCGAACTCTCAGCTGTCCGCAGCTTTCAACAACGCCCAAAATTTTAGCAGCTTTATTATTTGTATCAGCTTTTACTGATTCAGTAACAGATGCTGTCTGCACTGACTGATTTTCTTTTCTTTTCTCACTCATAAGTAACCTCCTTCTAATGTCTCCATGGACACATATCATTTTTTCTTCTCTCTACAGGTACATGTGGTAATAAACTTGAATCACCATAATGTATAGCATTGTGAGTATTCAATACTGTTGATATCAGATACTCCGGATTGAGAATGTCATCATTTCTATTCACAATGTCCTCTGGTGTGATCGGATTCATATGATGGATAATAATATTTCCTTGAATTTCATATCCATCACAAGCTAAATCACATCCTTTATCTCTAACAATGATTTCATTTCTAAGTCTTTTCCACTCTTTTGAGTTATAAAAAAATTGATTCAAATATCTGTCAAAACCAAATGTCTCTATTCCAACAGAACCATCTAATTTCAAATATTCAAATCTTTCTTGAAATGTTGGCAAACGTGTAAGCTCTGTATACGTCCTAATCATCCCACTCATACTCGTCACTCTCCCTTTGTGAATCCTGTCCGCTGTATCCTCTAAAAGCATCAAGTGCATTCTTGTATAATTCCTCTGCCTGCTCTGAAGATTGAATACTTTTTGTTTTTGCTTCTGTTAGAGCTAACTCTTTTTTTGTCTTCTCTAATTCAAGCTCTGCCTGTTTTGTTCCAAGCTTTAAATAATGAACAATAATCTGCGATGGTGCCTTACCAGACCTCATTAAATCCTCAGCACAATCAGTTGCAAGAGAAATCATCTGTTTCTGTCTTGCTTCTGGCGTGATTGCTGGTCGCATTCGCTGACTGGCAGTATCAGAAGATGAGTCTGGCTTAACTTTCCTCATAGTTACCGCCTCCTTTTAAGTAATTTCCGCACACTTTATATAAAGTTTCAGCAGGGTTTTAAAGAGTTTACAGAGACTATTGCACCACTCTTGTATATGAAAGGAGACAACCTTTAAAGATGAGCCAGCCACCGCTCAGTAATAATCCTATAAACTCTTTAAAACCCTGCTGATATGTCAGAACATTTTTCAAAAATTTCCCTCTGGGGAAAAAATAAAGACCGCCGCGATATGGGTGGGGGTATGTTTTTTAGACACCCCCCTATACCCTTAGACAGTCTGCGTGATTTTTAGTGTTTTCTTCACTTTCTTGTATATGTTTCTAAAATCATATTTGATGATTTCGTCTATTGCTCTTTCGATCTCTTTGTCATTCTCTTCATCCGATAGCTCATCCGATGTCCTTGCGATGCGACCAAGATACGATGTCGAGTGATAGCCTTTCTCCTCGTCATATAGCATCCATTCGGTGAACTGGTCGAACGGATCATAAGGGTTGTCAATTGTAGTCAATGCACACTTAGTTACATCCATTCTCTATGTTCACTCCTTTCCATTCAGATACTTAGATACAGTTGAAGTAGATACCCCTAAAGCTTCTGCTATTTCAGATGTACTGTAGCCAGATGCAGATAGAGCTGAAATTCTACCCTGTTTAGCTGTACTGAGTGATGTTGTGGCACGAGGAGTAGCCCTTTGTCTTACAACATCAATGTTAGTATTGTTTAGTATCTGTGTTAGCTTGTTCTCACTGATAGCACCAGCCTGTATAGCCTCCCATTCCTTATCAGTTATATCTATAGAAGTTCTCTTAGCTCCTACAGAATTGCGGGCTTTCGATAGAGCCTGCTGACTCACCTTCTTAATTTCAGCCTTTGTCATATCTGGGTTGTCTCTTTTCTTAGATTGAACCTCTGCATTGGCAATAGTCTGGGCTTGTCTTTCACGAGGGGCGTTCATCAAAGCAACATTTAATTTCCCCATAAGGGAATCTACTTCAGACTGATAAGTTGCTTTTGCAGAAGCAGAATAGGCAATCTTTCCAGTATTAACCATTTCTCTTCTTGCTTGATTTGCTAAAGACTTCATAGAATTTGCATATTTTGCATACGCTTCTTCCTGTGGAGTACCGGATGATAATTCTCTGGCATCCTTAACTTCAGCCATCTTTGTACTCTTCTGAGTACGAACTTTTATTTTTCCATCTTTATCGGTGTATGTCTCTTTAACTTCTTTATAACTGAGAGATCCATCTTCATTGATAATCGGACTTCCTTTTCTCTTTAATACAGAAGTTTCAGATTTTGCTCTTGAGATAAGAGTAGACGCACCTTCATGATAGTGACCGTTTAAATCTGTTGTACCTTGGTATTTTTTCTTCAAAGTTGCAATGTCGTTATCAATTTCACTCTGCTTATAATCAAGCTTATGTTTTTGAGCATCAATAACAACCATACTATGACGAACAGCTTTTGCTAATTCTGGTTCTGTAGCACCCTTCAAAGTCATATCTGTAATAAGGTTAGAAATCTTACCCATTTCAGTCTGAGTATTTGTCATCCTCTGGTATGTTCTACCATTTCTGGTGTAATATTCTTTTCCTTTAGAATCTACTTTTACAGGTTTGCTGGAATCTGGACCATATGCATCCTTTGTATCAAAATCCTCTAATCCTTTTAAAGAATGTGTAGAAGTAATTTTTACTTTGCTCTTTGAAGAATTACAAGGTATTACCATTACAGTATCGCCATCAAAGTCGGCTCCGGATAATCTATCAGCATTCTTTTTATTAATACCAATTGCATCAGCCGGAGTATTACCAAGAACTCTCTTTCCTTCAGCTAACTTATTATTTACTTTCAAAATTGGTATCTCAAAAGTTCCACCATGTGGATAACGAATTAAAGCTACTGTTTCACCATCCTTATAGTTTGGTGCATAGACTTCATTATCTTTAATCGTCGTCAATGGAAGTATTACCTGGTATTTCTGTCTTGGCAATGCTGCTGCCTGTAAATGGACAGCCGCCGAATCACAATCATCAGCAAATGATTTCAATAAAGTTTTCTTTACTGTAGGATTGGTCAACGAACAAATCTCATCAAATTCGGATTGCTTATCTGCTGTTGCAAGACCTAGCTGTTTTTTAATAAGAGATAGGCTCTGTTTTGATAAGAACTGAGATGGAAGTGTTTTACTCCATTCGCCCCAATCTCCTTCTTCGGCTCTTTTATTGATTAACGACAAGCTCTGTTTCTTTCCAGTTACAGGGTCTGTATATTTTCCTTTTGGGTCATCGTAATAGCTTTGACCACCATGTTCCTTTATCAAAGAACCAAAAGGATTATCTGGGTCATTCTTAATATCCTTGAGAACTTCCATTTTAGGAACAGCTTTTGATTTATTGGTATTGAAAATGACATCAACACCATCTGGCATATCATCAGAATAGACAGCCATTCCTTTCAGATATTTCTTTCCATCCACCATTATTCGAACCTGTGCATAATGGGAATCGCCTAATGATAAATCCTGGACTCCTCTACGAAGTTCTATAACGCCATCTTTGTTAATACCGCCATCTTCTTTGTATCTGATAGCAAGTCGATTAGAATCCATACTAGAAGGGTATTCAAAACCTTTTCTAAAAGATTCACCACCATCATAAGAAATATAATCTTTTACTGAATGCACATCATCATAATTGTAAATGTCTTTATGCTCTGTTCCGGGTGGACAGATTACTTTTATATTTGTCTGCTTTCCAGGATTAGTAACCTGTGGAACTCCACCTCCATAAATTGGATAACCTTCCATTTCCAAAATATAAAGAGCCTGGTTAAGTTTCTCTTTTGAAACTCCAAGCTCTCTTTCAACTCCAGTACCGACATCAATCATGCCCTTTTTATCAATAAGCTTTCTAAGAACATCAGCTGTAGCTTTCGCCTGATTCATTCTGGCTTCTGAATTTTCATTCAATAAAGACCTTACAGAAGAGTCATTTGCAAATCCCATCTTATCAGCAATTTCGTTCAAACTGTAACCTTTTTCTCTAAGGTCTTTGGCTGTTGCAACCTGCACCGCTCTTCTTTCATCTTTAGCCAGACTCATTTGTGTTCTAAGCTGAGTTGTTGTAAGTCCCATAGTCTTAGCAATATCTGTTTCACTCATACCAGACTTTTTTAAAGACTGCACACGACTCAGAAAATCCCCACTGTGCTGATAG